ACTCTATCACGTCTATCAAACTCTGCTGCTGTAATATTAGCGGGACTTTGAGTATTAATAATACCAGCCGCTACTAGGTAGTTAAACAAAGCATCACGTCGAGCCGAATTTCCTTCTGTTTTATCTGTAACCTTGTGGTCGAGCATAGCATCTTTGTTCCCTGTAGCCAACGCTTCTACAGAGCCAGCCGCAAGGTTTCCACCAGTTAAACGATTCAGAATACTGACGCCAGGAATCTGCTTATCAATGTATTCGCTCGTATCCATATCATCGAAATCTTGTCCAGTTTGCCAAACATTTTGAGACATAATTTCACCAGGAATACGAACTCCAGGATTCAGCATTCCAGCAATACCACGTCGAGGATCGTTTAATAACTGCTCTCCTACAGAGGTAAACGGGTTAAGGTTTGATCCGATAGTGTGCGTTCCCCCACCTAAGACGGGACCATAAGCCATATCCCTAATCCAGTCGGGGAAGTCCTTGTCTACAGGGAAAGGCTCTGACATACTCTCGGGATCAATACCCATCGACACCTGTAGGTTATAGAGAGCCTTGTTAGGTGCAATAATTTTAGCAGGCTTCTTAACAGCACCTTCAAGTAAGAGAGGAACAGCCTTACGCATCCAACTGTAGAAAGGGAAGATGTTACGCATCCACTTCTCTTCAAATGGAGCAAGGTCTAATCCGTCAGGGTGCCACTTGCGAACGATTGCAGTAGCCTCTTTGATAGCCTCTTCCATAGTTTTTGCCTTAGACTTTCCTAGTGCATCTACAAAGTGAGCACTACGAGAGAAATGCTCTCGGGATTCGGATACGCCTCTGGCAACCTTTGCACCCCGACCCTTTAAAGGTTTCGGAAGTTTCACGTCTACAGCAGCCGTACCGTGAATATCTTCTAAGACCTTTGAATGAGGAAGTAGACCATTGCTATACATAATGCTATGAACTTGCTCAGCATCTAGTGTACGACCGGCCACTCTAACAATAGGAACCCTAGCATCTCTCGCTAATTGCTTAGCCATAGCGTCAGGAGAAAGAAGATTATCCACTGTGTTGAGATCGGAATAGAGATTCCGCTTAGCCTTCAAAACTTGCATACCCTTTTTGTATACAACAGGGTTATTGACGCCCTGTAGCCACGCTAAAGTAGTATCTCCGAACATGTTACGAATATGGTGAGAAGGACTGTAGATAGTTACACTAGTTTTCCAGATACGGAGAATTTGCTCCCACTGTAGGCGAAGTTTACCGCGAGGCTTATTCAACTCTTCCATTACATTCATAAACTGTCGAATCTGAGGCAATATCTCTTGATCGAACATTACACCTTTAAGACGAGGAATGTCCTTAAAACTGCGTCCTACCGGTTTGCCCCAAAGAGTTGCAATCTGGTCAAACATAGACTTTTCTAGCATAGTCTTATCTACAATATCACGCATCTGCTTAACAAACTCAATAGGATCGCGGCCTTTCAGATCCGCATATTTCCAAGAGTCAGTCCATTGAATAGGTATAGTATTACCTAATTCGTCTGTAACTTCCTTAGTAAATCTGAAGTCATATCCACGAATTTTAGCAGCCGCGTTTAAGTCGTCCATTGTAATAGCCATACGCTCAACATCTGACGTAATGGCTCTATTAAGTCCGCTACCTTCAAACATGCTGGTCATGGCTTTTCTAAATTCTTCACCAGCCGCCACAGATACGTCGTCACCAGCCGCATGACCTTTTGTTAATGCGGTCCACCCTTGAATACGTTGTGCTTTATCATACTTCTTGAAAGTAACGTTCAAAGCATGGGACCAATATGAGGTATGTTGCTGGAATAGCGACCGCTGTTGCACAGCAATAGGTCGTAAGTCTTTCTGAAGAAAGTCAGGTATGAATGCTTTACCGAGAGAAGCCATTAAACTTTGCGACTGCAAAGAATCATCAGCAAGACTTACTTCGGCCCTAATAGCAGCAGGGTCAAGTCCTGCTACAGTAAGAGCAGCCTTTTCCTGAGCAATTCCTGCCTTAACAGTATTAGGAGTAATCTTTCCTGTTTGTATAGTTTCAGTTAGCACACTACGATGTTTTTGAGTAACCGCAACAATAGGAGGCTGCGCTTCTTTAAGCATTTCTTTGGTACTTTGTGCTGCCATTCGTACAGCCTGGGGATTTGGCAGGTCCATAGAGGCTTTTACAACGTCAGCAGCGACCTTTGGTGCCCCCGCCAATGCTTCAGCCACTTCCGAAGCAGTCTTGCTAGGGTCTAATTCTGCTTTACTCGCAGCAGAAAGGGCAGCAGACTTACCTTTTTCTACAAGGTCGGCTGTATATGCAGCATGGGCAGCCTTAGACTTTTCAGCCAATTGAGCAGCCTCGGGATTAGATGCTAAGAATTCGTCTAGTTTCTTACCATTGCCAAATAAGTCTGTAAGGTGAATTCCAGAGCCTAATACAGCATGAATTCCACCAGATGAGTTAATAAGGTCAGACATACGAAGCGGGAAACCATCTTTTCCAAAAGTCATTGGAGGATAACCAGCAGCCGTCATAGCATCTTCTAATGCTTCAAGGTGCTTCATAGCCTCACTACGTCTACGCTGAGCAATCTTACCTGTAGACGTAGTAATCAATTTATCCTGGGGAGCCTTAAATCCCGTAAGTTTACCTTCTTTGACAAGTTCTCCTTCTAACCTACGAGCAGCATTTGCTTGCTTAGCAGGATTAAAAGTTGGGTATCTAGTCCACTTTTTTGCTTTAATATCATCAATAGCCCATATTGTTGTCTTAGCAATAGCACGACCGCCCTGCTCATCAATTAATTGTGTGCTACGAGGACGTTGTGCTTCTACTGCGTCCATCATTGCTTTAGAAGCAACTTCTGAACCCTCACCGACTGCTTCAACAATATCTTCTGCATCAGCAATCTTAAAATCTTCAAGGTCAGAAAACTCATCTACAACTGTGTCAGAAGTAGCAGTAGGAATTTCATCGGCTACTGCGGCGGCTGGAATATCGTCAGTTGCTTTAACAGCAGCCTCAATAATTTCATCTTCCGCTACCTTTGGAATCTTGCGCTTTTTGATTTCAGCAAGCATTTCCTTACGAACAACGGCAAGAGAGCGTAAAGTTACGTTATCATTTTCGTCTACATTCTTGATGAAAAGATTAGTAAGAGTATCCTTATCCGGCACCATGTATTGTGCCCAAAACTCATCTGCTTTTTGGTTACTCCATCCTGTCATATCAGGAATTTCAGATTCCTTCGGAATCTTAGCCTTACCTGTAAGCAGATAATCATTCAGATGGGCTGCTTTAATTACACCTGTTTGGTCGCCCGATCTTGGCTCATAAACAGGAACATCGCCATTTTCATCAATGAGTTTTTTAGCACTAGTATATTCTTTTGAAGTCTGCTTAGTTTTTTTACTAGTGGCCCGAGCAATTTCGATAGCAGCAACTTTACTATGATCTAACATAAACTTCTTGCCAGCAGCGGTTTCAACTGGAGCAGCCGCTTTAGGTTTAGGTAAGGGCGCGTCTACAGGTACAACTTTGGCAAGAGATTCCTTAATCTTTTTCGGCGTAAACTTAGCAGGAATAGGTGCGCCCTTTAATAGTTGCTTCCAAAGATCGGGGGCATTATCAAGAGTCTGCTTGGCTTTTGTGTTAGGTTTAACAATAGACATTTTTGCCGCGCCACCAGGCAAAAATCCCTTTGTGATATACTGTGGACCCGTCTGTCGCACTCGACGCATAGCAGGGTCTAAGTTATCTGTAATTGCTAGAGGCTGTTTTCTTCCGGCAGGTCCACTATATTCTGGCGTAAAGGTTCTTGCAGGATCATTTTTGCCAGGAGCAGAAGGCGCCTGCCTTTGTCCAAATTTAGGAGCATATGTATTGCGAGCACTTGTGCCTAAATTTTGTGCTTTGGGGAACTTTAATGCTTGTTCCACACGCTCTGTAGCCGTACCAACTTTTGATGCACGCGCAGCCTCTTCTGATGCTTCTACAGCCGCTTTAGTACCACTACGACCAGCCCTAGCCGCTTTTGCTGCCCAACCGAAAGGAACAACGTTAAGAGGATCGAGTAAAACATCTGTGGCAAAGTTTCGAATAAAACCGCCGACGCCCTTTCCTTCTCCCATTCCAGCGGCTTTGTAAACATCTCTAGATGTAGTCTTTCGTTTACCAGCCCATCCAAGAGCACCGCCCTTGACAATCTCCCCAAATTCTCCGCTTTCGTCTCCTACAGGGCCAAAGTGAGGTTTATCAATTAAGCCACCGTGTTTGATATCTTGCTTGATACCTTCCATTGTACCATAAAGCGGTCGGGAAATAATATCCATAACACGCTGAATATTAGACGGACCTTTATCATCATCTTCTGATTTCTTAGCGGCAGTCGCTAAGGCAGCAAAATTCTGACCAGTTTTAGGAAGATTGTATCCATAGCGATTAGACCTACGGATAATATTCGAGGCCATTTCTTGCGTGGTCGGCTGACGACTTTGGCTAGTAGGAGAGTCTAATGAAGCCAAGAAGTTTGTAAGCCAAGCCGACGCCATTTATTTCTCCGACCAGTAAGTTGAGGCAATCTTTTGTACGCTTCCCTTTGGAAGTCCGGCAATTTTAGCGTTATTAGCGGCTAACGTACCGAATTTTTCAGCAGTCATCTTGACCTGAATCTTCTTGCCAGTACCGTCGTCTTTAAGATAGAAACCTCTTTGAATATCTTTATTCGACCGGATGAGGTTTTGCAGATAAGCGAACATACGGTCGCCAGAACCAGGGACTAATTGATCTGCTTTAGCAGCAGCAGTCTCAGCAGGGTCTAATGAATCCCAATCAGTTTCAGGCACTTCACTTCCGGCTGCTTGTAATGCAGCGGAATCCATAGCAACTTTTACTTCATCCATCTTTCTACCATACCGAAAATCACGTCGATCCGTTCTCTGATTAGAGATAAAGTTACGTCGGTCTGTTTCTTGGTTAGCGGCAAAGTTACGCTCATCTGTTTGCTTACCATACCTAAAATCACGCTCATCTGTTTGCTTACCATATCGAAAATCACGTTGATCTGTTTGCTTACCGTAACGAAAATTACGCTGGTCTGTCTCCTGGTTAGCGGCAAAATCACGCTCATTTGTTTCTCTGCCATACTTAAAATCACGTCGATCAGTACGAACAGACTCTCTGAATTGCTCAGCGTCTAATTCAAATGCGCGAGTACGCTCTGCCTGTGCAGTTTCTTCATCCTTATACTGGTCAGTAAGTTCTCTAATAGACTTACCCTTAGCCTCTTCGACACTAGTTTTCTGAGAACGAAGTTTAAGCAATTCATCAGCGAGATTATTACGCTGGTCAGTCTGAGCATTGGCTCCGGCAAAACCTGCCATTGCTGCATTATTTCGAGCCAGACCAGCAGCACCCGATTGAAGTAATTCTGAAGAATCATTGGCACTTTGACCCTGTAATGCTGCAATTTTACTTAAAAAGTCCCGGTCGGCCGTTTGACCCTGTAGGACAGGATTTGCCTGGGAAATTCCAAGTCGCTCAAATTCTGCTGTATCTCTGGCAGCGGTTCCACCATACTGATCTTGAATCTGCGTGTTTAATGCGTCATAGATAGCACTAGTCTTAGCCTGAGACGCATCAAAATTATTATTAATACGAGGCACGTCACGCTGTAAACCAGCCTGTAGGCTATCGTAAGCATCATCAGTTTGTTGGATTCCTCTTTGACCTTGATTCTGAGTCTGTGCAACTAAAGTTCTAATGGCATCTAATTGAGGGTTATACTCTACAGCAGCAGCATTATACGCACGTCTAGCAGAGCCTTTGTTGTTAACATCTAAAGACGTATCTACAGAAGGAATTCTTCCTCCTGCACTAACGTTTATTTCTTCATCAATATTTCCCCCTGCTTTAACATTTATTCCTGGTCTAACATTTACTCCTGCTCTGACACCTGTTTCTGCAGCAATATTTCCTCCTGCATTAACTTTATGACCGGCACCAGTATTTCTAAGAATTTTAGCAATAGCAGCCGCACCACCTAGACCAGTACCAGGAGATATAACTCCTGGTGCAACCCCATTACCCTTTGGGGGCAAACCTTCTCTTAACTTATCCTTTAGACTAGATTTTTTAGTGGCTTTTACGGCTCTTTTTTGAAGGTCCTCAACAAGCCTAGTACCTCTGTTACGGTCTACACCTTTTGTACGAAAATCGTCACCACTAACAGGAATACTAGAGACGGGATAAAGTCGTTTAGTATCCTTTTGAGTTTGAGTAGGGTCAGGACTAAAAGGGTCACGTCCTACAGGGCCAGGAATATTGTTGCCCAGTTTTTCGACGCGACGCATCGCTTGTTCTAGTTTAGTTAACTTCTGCTTATACTTAGCCTTACCGCCACCTGTAGCCGATGGATTCTGAATAGGCATATTTTACCCCAAACCGTATTGAGCAGCGCGGCGTGCAATAGCCTCTGCTTGTGCATTTTGAAGGGCTAATTGTTGTTGTGCTTGGAAATCTGCTAATTGTGTGGCTAAGTCTCCTTCGATACCAGCCTGCTCACCTTGAAGATTAGTCTGTGATCCTAAGTATTGTTGCTGTAATCCACCTAATGCATCAGCATATGAACCACTTCGGGCTAATCCTCTAGATGCAAAATCTTCTTGTAAATCGCCCTCATCGTCCTTCTGAGATTTTTGTAGATCACGAAGTCTTTGTGCAAAACTGTTTGCATTGTTACTTCGTGTACTATTTTGCCCACCTAAGAATCTGGCTAATTCACCGTGTGCATTTCCTTTAGCACCTAAGTAATCAGTGTCTCCTGCAAGATACTGCTCTACTCCAGGGGGAGGCGGCGGTGCTTCAGGATCTTCTAATACGGGTGCAGGAGCCACTTCAGAAGGCTGTTGTAATCCATAATACTGCTCTAATTCAGAGAGTTCCGGTGCAACATCTAATACAGGAGCAGGTGCAGCAATTTCTTGGGGTGCAGTAGGTGGAGCAAAACCAGGAGCAGGAGTGCCTACTTGTTGTGGTGCAGCCACTTGTTGTGGTGCAGCCACTTGTTGTGGTGCAGCCACTTGTTGTGGTGCAGGTGTAGGACGCCTAATACTAGTAACACCTGGAATACTAGTTCTAGGTTGAATTGGTTGGGGTGTTCTAGGTTGAGGTCTAGGTTGATTTCTTACTGGTTGAGGTCTAGGCTGAGGTCTAGGCTGAGGTTTATTTTGTTGAACAGGTCCCGGCGCAACTCGCGGCGGAGGTTTTGGCCTAGAAAAATTACCTGTTCTATTAGGCACAATAACGGGCGGAGGTCTAGGCGGCGCAACAGGTCTAGGAGCAGGTGCCGGTCGAGGCGGAGCAGCCGCTCGACGTGTTACGGCTGGCCTAATAACTGGCGGATTAGAAGGTGGCCGTTTAACTGTAGGAGCAGCCCGACCAGTACCACCAGGATTGCGAAGAATAGCCATTATCTATTCCTTTTCATACGCCGTAGGACAGCGTTATAGTTCATTCCATTTACTTTCTTGGTCAAATCTTTAGTCCAGGGACTAACCGGCCCAGGAGTCGCAAATTTTCCTAAAGCGGGCTTAGGCTTATTAGTAGGTTTAATTACAGTGGGACCAGTATTAATACCTTTCCCAGCCACACGCCTTGTAAGTTCTTTAGTCCACGGAGCAACTGGTCCTGGTGTAGCAAATCTATCTGCTGCTGGCTTAGATTTTGCAGCAGGAGTAGGTAGACCTGTGCTTCCTTTTCCCCAGGCAGGATTCTTTAATGTATTACCAGCACCCATTGGGCCTAAACCTTTATTAAGTCTAGCGACTCGCTCAGAATCAGTCTCTTTGATCTTCATACCAGGAAGTCGTCTGGCAACCATTATCTACCTCCAAGATAGTCAGACGACATATATCGTCCCGTTTGCGTAGCCTTCATTCTTCGCAGCAATGCATTTCTGCGGGCCTTACTTTTTAAATCTCTTTCCCTATAGCCCGCTTTGTCTACAGGTCCAGAAGTAGGATTAGATCGTCCACCGCCGTAAATTTTATTCCCGGCGGCATACGGATTGAACATATAGGTAGCCTACTTCATTTAGGTTGGGAATGCTAGCATTTAACTAACAGAAGCACTAACGTCCTGCTTTTGTGTGACCATTGCAGTAATTGTAAAGAATCTTACAGGAGCGTCTGAAGTCTTACCTGTAGTGGTAGTAGACACGTTAAAGTAAACTTGCCTGAATCTGATACTTTTCAAGAATTTAATAAACTTTCGTGAGCCTCCACCAACTACTGCTGTAACTGTTGACTCTACAAAAGGAGTCATAGATGAGGGACGTGCCCATGTAAACACTTGATTCCAGGCTAATGTAGAAATATTCTGCCATGTAGTAGCAAACGTATAAACTACAGGAGTTACACGACCAACTACAGCCGTAAATGATGAAATATCAATGCCCCACCAAAAAAGTCTTTTGAATTTGTGAGAAATAGATAAATCATAATTTTTAGTTTGAAGGCTACAGGTCATTGCTTCTGAACGTACAGCATCAAATCCGTCATCAATTCGATAAACACTCGTATTACCTACTACACACGCGCCACCGTAGTAAGGATTATTAGAGGCTACTGTAGTGTTAATAGGTGCTGCTTTCAGCGGACCAAAATACAGTGATGAAGTCCAACGTGTCCAGGTTCTAGTCCTGAGTCCAAAGACATAAATTCTATTGTAGTACCTAACGATGAGTCTATCCCCAAAAGTAGTAAGAAAAACTTCATCCGAAAAAGCCGATGGAGCAGTTGGGTCATATGCAAAAGGAACCTTACTATTAATACGCGAGAAGTCATAATTAACAACTTCGTAGACGTTGCCTTCATGGTAAACATACAAGTTTTGCTCATACAGGATTACACAGTCTCTTTTCGTTGCACCAATAGTGCTAGAAACTCTACGAATAAGCCCTGTAGATGGTCCTGTATCGAAGGGATATGAATAAGTAGAATCATTCTTGAATAAGATTAAGTTGTCATTGAATACTGCTAAGTCAATTAGATTTTGCCCATCGCCAGGATTCACGTCTGCAAAATCTGATGCTGCTGTCCATACGGCAGGGTTAGTAATATTAGACCATGATAGTCTAGACGAACCGCCAACAATAAACATGCGTTCTTTAAGCATACCCATTGCTGTGCCTGCTGGCATAGTTGCTACAGATACAAAGCCACCACCAGGAGTCCAATAACCACCTGCTCCTGCTGCATTTACTAGCCATGCTTTATTATCATATTGAACCATATCACCAGCAGCGAATGTGGCTGTAATTGCAACCCACGTTGCACCATCAACAGATCTATATGTGATAGAATCTGCGGAAGCAATATGATAATCTGTGCCTGCAAAAGAGAAGAACCCTAAATGCCTAACTTTAGCAGTTAAAGAACTATCGTGAAGTGTAATAGGCGGTCGGGATAGCAATGAACCATCTAAGTCTAACTCGAAATTTACACAGTCTACTAATTCCGTATCTGCTAAAGCAGTAGGATCGGATAGCGTATTAAGTCCTCCAATATAAGGACCTAATCGGACTGGTTCACCTGGCATTTAAACTCACTCATCTTCCGCTAGCACAGTAATCACAGGATAGGTGCTTCGCTCAGTCCATGAATCTGCTTCTTTTAGTGAATTCAAACCTGCAACTAGTTGAGCAGACTTGTTTCCCGATGCTTCCCAGTTTTCATCCATCTCGTATGCTTGCTGTAGAACGTAGTCTACAATGCGTCCATGATATTTAACATGTAATTCTGGAATGTCTGCGTCTACTGCTACAGCAATAGGAATTCTAGTGTAGTAGATTTTTAATAAGGTTCCAGACGCATCTGGCGTAGGGTACAATGTTACTCTATTAGCATAAATCCAAAAGTGAACAGGAGTACCAGTAACATAACCAGCAGGATTCTCATAATTAACAATTTTCGTGTCGGCTTCTTCTTGTGTAAGAGCATCTAACTTCAAGTTATTGTATCTAAGGGCTCTAAGGGTAAGAATATCACTAGGAAGTGTATATTCAGATTGGCTAGTCGTTATTGTAGTTGTAGAAACAGTTTCTAACAAGTCATTTTGTTGAGCAATCTCTCGCTGAGCATCATTTACCCAACGTACAATATCATCATCTGTTACCTGCACAGATGATTCATCACCAAACTGCCTTTTAACCCTAGTCTTAATCTCACCTAAGTTCACTGGTACGTCACCCCGTCATGCTTATATGTGTTTAACGGAGATTTAATGATTGACTCGGTTATTTCTTGCTGCTCTTCTTCACGGTCTAACTGCTCTTTCATCTTAATGGCTTCTAAAGAAGCGTTATGAGCGTCCAATCTAGATAAGGCGTCACCTTGTTTATTGTCAGCAATAAACAATTGCTCTAAAATACGCTCATCGCATACATCTGCTGTTAGCACAATATATGCAGGCTTATCTACAGGACGGTGAATAACTGCAAATGGTACGTCACCAGGCTCACGTTTGTCGGGTGGAATATAGGCTAACTCTAACGTAGGCTCATAGTCCTTAATAATACGAGCAATACGCTCATGGTGCTCAGAAACCCACCGACCGTCATCTGTAACGACCGTGCTATCAAGAGCGAACATTTCTGCCAAATTCATTGTTTTGTCCAAACCGTAGTAGCATCCGCTTGCTCATCAAAAGCGCCTACAGGTGAGACTACCTTAGTCCAAACGTTATTACCAGGGTTTAACTTATCGTAAGTCGCTGGACTAATCCCTACAGCCGCCCAAACCGTATTTGGACTAGTTTGGGCATTGTAGAGGAAAAGTGATTTAATATTCCAACTAGTTGACCAAATATCTTCAACTACACCAATTACACTCCAACTAGTCGACCAACTATCATCTACACTAGTAAGTACGCTCCAACTAGTTTGCCAACTGTCAGATACTACTATTAAAACGTCCCAACTGGTTTGCCAAGAATCAGAAATCTGTGCCTTAATGTTCCAACTGGTCTGCCAGGAGTCAGAAATTGCTTGTCTAATGATCCAACTAGTCGCCCATGCATCTGTAATCCGACCAACTACATTCCAACTTGTAGCCCAAACATCTATAATTTGTACTCTAGTATTCCATGATGTTTGCCACACATCAGAAACTGCTTTTCTAATAACCCAACTAGTTTGCCATGAGTCTAGAATTTGTGCTTGAACATTCCAACTAGTTGCCCAAGAATCAGTTAACTGTGCCTGAACATTCCAAGATGTTTGCCAA